ACGTGCCAATGATGAAATGTGGACATAAAGAAAACAGCAGTGTGGACATTGGGAGAACACCACACTGCTGCAATCTTACTATGACTTGAAACCCATCAGTGTGCAAGGCGTCACACTAGAAAGGACCGTACACACTTTAAAGCATCATTTGATTAAGGTCAAGAGTCATTGTACACAAATTCAAGTACACTATCATTGCTTTTGATTCAAACTGACTTGAACTTGATGGTCTTGCATAGTCTCGACTTTTGCAACTCTTTCACGCATTTTATTGAACTCAGTCCAAATTTCTACACGGCCCTCTCTACATGTCTTGTGTTGTTCTTCTAAGTTCTTTTGCAAAAGTGACATGGCTTCTTGAATGCGTTCAATCTGTTCCATGGTTTTGCCAAGGGTTCGAGCTGTATAGAAGATCAAAGAACCAACAGTGCCAAGCAAGCCAACAATATGCCAAATTGAATCAAAGTTAATGTTCATTTTAAACTCCAATATATGAACAGGTTAATAAGTCCATAATACTTGAGTTATCCTTGACTTCAATGCATTTTAAGGTAGTATACATATATATATATATTAAAGGATTAGGTATGTATATGAAACCTATCATGTTAAATGTTCCCTTGGTCATGTCAGATGCACTTGATGAAATTGCTAAACGTGAGAATAAACCCCGTTCATATGTGATGCGTGAAATGCTTGATCAAGGAATTAAAGAAAGACAAAAGAAAGACAAGGCAAATGAGTCTAAATAAAATTCATATTATTGGCAACGTTGGCAAAGATCCGGAAAATAAACCCACATCAATGGGTTCAAGTTTAGTGACTTTCTCTGTTGCTGTATCAGGTAAAAGAAAGGGTGAAGATCACACCCAATGGTTCAGATGTAAAGCATTCAACAACATTGCCACGTATATCATGGACCGGGTTCAAAGAGGATCCAAAGTATATGTTGAGGGTTCAATGCAGTCTAATAAATATGAAGACAAAGAGTATTGGGATTTAATGATACATAAGATTATTGTTCTTGATGGAAAGAAGGAAACCAATGGCAACTATTAATGACCTTGATCTTGAACGCATCAAAGAACTTGAATTACAAATTAAAGAGATTGATTTAGCTCTTGAGGTGTCAAAAGAGTTGATAAGAAGTAACCCCGTGGCACTCGAACAAATACAACAAGTGGCAAGGCGTCAAGTGTGGGAACTTCAAGCCAAGATTGATCAAATCATTGAATCAGATCCAAGGAACAATGAAAATGAATGATGAAGATTTAAAAGGACTCGCAGCACGTGAAGCTGTTCTTATTGATAAAGATAAGAGTAAAACAAGACGCGCGTGTAAGTACAATCAAATCAGAGTACACAACATTTGTACACACATATCCAACGGCAATACATTCAGAGCGTCTGCACTTGCTGAGGGAATCAGTGAAGCAACGTTTCACAGATGGCGTAAAGAACATGAAGAGTTTGACGAATTAGTAGAAGAAGCCATTGGAATCAGTGAGGCTAAGCTAGTCAACAAACTTGCACAGTCAGAAGATTGGCGTGCAGCTGCGTGGATCCTTGAAAGAAGGTTTCCACAATCATGGACCAAGAAAGATCATATTGACATGCATGTGTCAAGGTCAGAAGGCTTGGATGAAATCAAAGCAATGATACAACAAACAGATCACATTTTAGATGTAGACCGTTCTGATGTTAATCAAGACAGTTAAATTTTACTCATGTAAGGAGAACAACATGAACAATCAAACAAGTATAAATTTATATGACAAAGTATACACAGACAACCAAGGTGTACCGGCTTATCCATGGCGTGTTTCTGCCGGCCATAAGTTTGAAGCCATGGGTGCAATGGCATTCTTTCAATCTAAAATGAACAATCATCATATTGTTCGAGAGCATTATAAATCTTCACGCCATGCAAATCAGATCATGGTGCAAATGACACATGGTGACAGTAATCTATATGACTTGAGATATAGAATAAACTACAATCAAATTGAAGATTCAATGTATACAAAAAGACCTGATAAGATGCTTGTGGAATTTAAACTAATCACATCAGAGGCTTTGAATAAACATGGATTTGAAAATTCAATTTCAAACCTTTTCAAACCATATCAAGGCAGGTCAACACGTTCTTTCAAGTTTCTTGATAATGCACAGGTTATGAGAAACCGTGATGTTTTGCACCTGTTGGTGGTTGGCATGACAACCACACCATCTGACCGTGTTGTTCCAAATTCCAATGCAGACGTTTTCAGTCAAATCTTGTGCGTGGGGTATGTCAAAGTTCAAGATGATTCAGGCAATAAACCAAATAAACTTAAAAGGGTTATTCATATATTTAATTCTTTTTCTGATTATGCGGAATGTGTTCACAATGCAATTACACCACAACATTTGTTCGAATCATTATTGAAGAAAACTGAAGGCGACTTTACCAACATATTCACAAAACAATTTGGACTTCCATAGAATGTTGCCACTTGTAGACATGATCAATGAATTATATTCTACTAGGTGGAAAGAATGGCGTGGTGTTGCAAGGAAGTATCATGAAGGTCAAGAATGCATGGACATTGTGCATGATGCATTGGTTTATCTTTGGTCAAGAAAAGATGATTTTAAATTTTCAAGCCTTGAGCAAACTGATCTTTTAATAAAGCGTTTAATTAGATTTACAGCGTTGAAAAAGAAAAGAGGACTAAAAGCCAACGCTATCCACATTGAACCATCAGAATGGATTGAATCAAAATACTGTGCTGATGATTCAAACTTTGATTTGTATGGTCAACAGTTAATGAAAGTCTTGGAAAAACATAAACCAACTTATCCAATTTACTTTGAACTGAGATACCTCAAAGGTTTGTCTTATGATGAAATCATGCAACACAGAAACTTAAAAAACCGGTCAACAGTATTCAACAACTATTCAGAGATTAGAAAGATTTTAAGACATGAACTTGCAATTGAATGAATTGCAGCAAAATATCATTGCTCGAATCAGAAGAAAGGATAAAGTGATCAGTGCCCGTTGTGGTTGGGGTTCAGGAAAAACAAGTGGTTTGGTATTTGCTTTGTGGTTCATCAGTAGAGTCAGGCCGGGCACATCATCATTGTTGATTACAGATACAAGTCCAAGGTATAGGTCTGTTCTTGGTCCGGAGCTTCAAAAGTGGCTTGGTCCAATTGGTTGGACTTTCAATGCCCTTGAATCAAAGTGGTCTGATCCAATAACAGGGTCTTCTATATGGTGCCGTTCATACTTCAGACCGGGCACACGTGAAGCCACACACAACCCGTTGGAGGGTTTGAACATCACAAGCGGTGTGGCCTTGATTGATGAATGTCAGACGTTCAAGGATGATGAAGTTGCACAAAAAGCCCTTGGACGTTTGAGAAGTGGACCAACACCAATCTTGATCATGGTTGGTTTACCCGTTGCAGATGCTTGGTGGTGTTCCCTTGCAGAAAAAGCAGGATACAATCCTTTACTTTTCACATCATATGTCAATCAATCAAACTTGTCAGATGAGTGGTTTGAGGCCACCAAGTTGCTACCTGAGGAAGAACGTCTTGCAATGGTGATGAATGAACCACGTCCACCAAGTGGATTGATATATTCTGAATGGACTGCCAACCATGTCATTGATGATTTCAAGTACAGTCCAGAGATGACAGGACGTATCTCTGTGGATTGGGGGTTTAGAAAACCAAGTGTTTTGATTATGGTCTATGATGAACAACGCAATGCCACTGTCATCATTCATGAAATCAATCCACAAGAATGCACCATTGATGAACTTGCAAGAATGATCTTGTTGATAGCTTGGCCACGTTCTTTGATGTCAAGCGCACCCGGTCCAAGGATTTGGTTAGATTCAGGTGTTGCAGACAAGGCAGGTGCTGCACGCAATGACCAAACCGGACGTTCTGCATTCAGGGCAATGAAGAAGTTACCACATGAAGGTGGCATTGGTGTTCCTCTGAAGTTCACCACAGACCCCGTGATGACCAACGTGTTGAATGGCATCCAAAAAGTCAAGCGTGCATTAGCACAAAAAAAGTATTTATGCACACGTGAAGTGTGGACACGTGGAGAAAAGGCAATTGGCAATTCATTCAGAAAGGCAGTTTTGTCATATGGATGGACACCAACAAAGGATGAACCCAAGAAAGATGGACGTGAAGACCCACTTGATGCATTGAGATATGATTGCATCTTTCATTATTGGTCAGAGATGACTTTGCCAACTATTACACCACGCAAGGCCATTGGACGTGGCAATGCTCGAACAAGAAGAGAAAAGAAATTTAGAGGTTTTTAATGACATGGATAATACCAAAGAACTTACACACATCAGCCTTTGTGCCGGATATGGAGGCATTGACCTTGGACTTAAAAGAGTCTTCTCAAATCTTAGAACAATCTGTTTTAGTGAGATCGAAGCTTACGCAATTGCGAACTTGGTTGCGAAAATGGAAACGGGATTCTTGGATGCAGCACCTATATGGACGAATCTTAAAACCTTTCCATGGTCAGAATTTTACGGAAAAGTGGACATCATCAGTGGGGGGTTTCCTTGTCAACCCTTCTCAAATGCCGGAAAAAGAAAAGGAGATGAAGACCCAAGACATTTATTTCCATATATCAAAAGAGGAATTGCAATTGTCAGACCTGCCTTTGTTTTCCTTGAAAACGTTACAGGCATCATCTCAAGTAAACTTGGATCAAGTGGAGAAGATGAAAAAGGGACGTCCATTTTGCTTCATGTCCTCAGAGAGTTGGAAAGATTGGATTACCAAGCAACGGCAGGAATATTCAGTGCGAGTGAATGCGGTGCGCCACATCAACGCAAAAGAGTTTTTATACTCGCATGTTCAAATGAAACCATGGGGCACACCAGGGTCAGGCATGGCAAAGGCACCATCAGGACAAATCAAGAAAGATGGAATAGACTTGAAAGCATGGTCAGGAAAACTAGAGAATCAAGTGTGTCAGATGCATGGCCATCTTTCAGAGGACAAGAGCAAAAGCCATGGGAACCACCAAGGCAAGTTGAAACCATGGGCAACGCCATATGCAGGCCAATACAAGAATGCAACCCTATCAATGAAAGCAGCACAAAAGAGGATTCAAGACCAAAGACAAGAATGTTTACAAGCTCAAAGCTATCAAGAAATAAAAAGCAAAAAGATTGTAAAAGCCAAACTCAATCCACGTTGGGTAGAAACATTAATGGGTCTTCCAATTGGGTGGACTATGGTGAATTGTGTCAATCCGTATGCAATAGAACTGATGAACTCAGAATGCTTGGAAATGGAGTTTTACCACAAACAGCAGAAAGAGCATTCAGAACATTGTGGTCAAAATTGGGCAACTCCTAATACTTTGGACTATTTAAGCTTAAGAAGTGATAAAGCTTTGATCAAACAAGCCACAACAACAAGAAAAGGAAGAACTTTACCATCAAACTTGAGAGAACAAGTTGATCCTCATTTTTGTGAAAAGTGGGATTCAGTTTATAAAAAGACCTCACCACACAAAAGGTGAATCAGATATCTACTCTCTTAAATCAATGATAAAATGTTTTAAGTGAAAAGGCGTGTGGTAAGGTCTTGCTACAACATACATGAATTTTAATTCATTGACAATATGAACTATATTGCACACAATAGAAAAAAACCATGAATCAAAAGTGCGCACCATGATTGATGATAAAAGAGATGAACCCCACATGAAGGCCATGTTACCACGTTTCAGAACACGTGGCATAAGTGGCACCCAATTATCCGGTGGCAAGATCATTGGAAAAGAACAGAATCCAAAGCTAACCGGCCTTAATTGGGTACGTGAAGCTGAGGAAATGTTACAGACTGATCCTGTGGTACGGCGTTCATGGCATATGTTAAGACAGACTCTTTTAAGTGCCACATGGCGTTTTCAACCGGGTGTTGAAGGTGATGCAGTCAGTGAAGAACTTGCACGGTATGCTAATGAGGCTTATGGATTTGACGGGTATGCAGGACAAATGAGCGCATCATTTGAGGATCAACTTTCATACCTTTGGGAATTTGTGCCAACGGGTTACAGGTATGCAGAGGAAATTTATAAAGTTGGTCCTGACTCATCAGGCAAAATCAGAGTGTGGCTTGACTACTATGCAGACAGAGAACCGTCTGCACACAACAAGTG